GAAATCTACCGAAGATGAAAGCCGAGCAGTATCTTCGAGATATGATGATCCGTCATAAAAATCGGCTTGTATATGACGCTTCTACAGGTGAAGTGAGAGACGATCGTAAGTTCATGACGATGCTTGAGGATTATTGGTTACCTCGTCGTGAAGGTGGTAAGGGTACAGAAATCACAACTCTACCAGGTGGAGAGAATCTTGGTAAGATTGAAGATGTCGAATATTTTCAGCAAAAGTTATATCAGTCACTGAACGTACCAGTAACAAGACTTCAGTCAGAGCAAGTTTACTCGATTGGACGTGCAACGGAAATCACAAGAGACGAAGTAAAATTTAGTAAGTTTGTAAAAAGACTAAGATCTCGTTTTTCGATGCTATTCATCAAATGTCTTGAAAAGCAATTGGTACTAAAAGGTATTGTGACAACTGATGACTGGAAATTAATGTCTCAGTTTATCGAGTTTGATTTTGCCAGCGACGACTATTATGAAGAGTTAAAAGAAACAGAAGTACTTACAACGAGATTGCAAGTTGCTGGTCAGCTAGCACCATATATTGGTAAGTATTATTCGCACGACTGGATTAGAAAAAACATCTTCAAACAAAACGATGAAGAAATGCTAGAGCAGGATTCTAAAATAAAAGACGAATTAAAGAACGATCTTTTATATCCTCCTCCACCGCCAGAACAGATCCAACAATAAATAGGAGATATAATGGAAGTCGATACACCTCAAAATGAAATAAGTGATCTTGTGAAACTTGCCTATGAAGACCAGCCAGCTCAAATGCAGGATGTCTTTAATGAATTAATGATGAGTAGAGTTCAGGACTCTATTGATCAAAGGAAGTACGAAATTGCACAGAGATTTTTTGACTCTACTCATGATGTTGAGTATGAGGAAGACTACGAAGAACAAGAAGAAGAGGATTTAGATGGCCAAAACTCTTAAACAAATGTTGGAAGTCTACGCTCCAAAGTCTAAGGATGAGAAGCGTTTTAAAGACAAGCACGTTGTGGCAAAATATAAACTTGATGATCCTTCTAAAGAAGATAAAGTTTTTGATGGTAGTAATGTTAAAGCCATAGACAGAGAAGGTACTCGTCACGGATACAATCCAGGAGATGATGAAAAAGTCTACGAAGCGCATGACTACACAGACGGTAAAACTGGAACTGTAGAAGTCATCCATCCCAAAGCCATCATTGTCAAGACTGTCAAGGTGAATGGAAAAACCAAATATAAAGTTCATAAAGTAGGTAAAGAATTTAGTGACGGTATCAAAGTTGGAGAGCATTTATCAGATACTGATCTTGATGATGCAGCTGAAATGGGCGCTAAGATCTATAATAGAAACACTATGATCAAGACAAAAAACTTTGTTAAAGAAGATTTTCTCGATGAGAAAAAACTTACTCGTGCAGAGATGAAAAAGCGCGAAGAGGTTGCAAAAGCACTCAAGCGTGAAAATCCTAATATGCCGATGGCAAAGAAGATGGCCATTGCAACTGCAACAGCAAAACGTGTTGCAGAAGAAGATTTACACGAGAGCGAAGACTCTCATAAGGCATTCCAGGATCAGCATAACACAGCTGCAAAGCATTTGAAGGGTATTACAAAGGCTCTATCAGATCACTACAACTCGGTAACAGACAAGAAACACTGGCACAAAGGTGAAGCACAGTGGCATCATGTCAGTACAATTAAAAACATTAATAGACAACTAGAAGACCTACATCAGATGGTTGCTCAGGAAACTGATTATGCAAAGCCACCAAAGCCTATTTCCATGAAAGAAGGTATTCAATTGGATGATGAAGGTCTTGAGTTACTGAATATTGTTTACGACAGTCTCACAGATGAGAACAAAGCAGTACTAGAGGACATTGTTGAAAATAACCCAGACCAGTTGGTCGAGTTCCTTGATCAGTTGGAGGTGGACAATGGCTAGAGTTCTTTCAAATCAACTAGGTGGAAAGTACGTTGTACTTTGCACTGCCAATGATACTATTCAAGTTGCTTCTGCAAACGCAACTGCTTCTGAAACTGTTACAGGTCTAACCATCAATCAAATTTGGACAGGATTGGATTCTGGTTTTTGGAAAATTAGCAGAGGAGCAAACACAGTCCTGATTTCCGACAGCTCAGACTATTATGATTTTTCAGGTGCAGGTCAGGCTCTTACTCTTGATCCAGCTGCCAATGTAGTTGTTAATTGTACTACAGCAAACTGCACGTTGATTATTGATTTCACCAAGCAATCCTCATTCACTAGCGAGTACTAAAATGAAATTAATTAGCGAAGTATATGAGAAGGTAAATTTTCTTGTAGAAGAAAAAGAAGGCAAAAAGAACTTCTTTATTGAAGGTGTTTTTATGGTTGCCGAACAAGGTAACAAAAATAAACGCATCTACAGAAAAAATATTCTTGAGAGAGAAGTAGAGAGATACAATAAAGAGTATATTAAAGAAAATAGAGCCTTCGGAGAACTAGGTCACCCACAGGGTCCTAATATCAATCTCGAGAGAACAGCTATTCTAATTAAATCCTTAGTCAATGAGGGAAATAATTTTATTGGAAAAGCCAAGGTTATGGATACTCCTTATGGAAACATTGTTAAGAATTTAATGAGCGAGGGTGCAACGCTTGGTGTGTCTTCAAGAGGCATGGGCTCATTAAAGATGAACGAGCACGGCTTGAATGAAGTACAAGACGATTTCTATCTTGCTACTGCGGCGGATGTTGTTGCTGATCCTTCTGCTCCAGGTGCTTTTGTGCGCGGGATCATGGAAGGAGTTGAGTGGGTATGGGACAATGGAGTTCTCAAGCCTCAACAAGTAGAAGAAATGAAGAAAACAATTCAGAAGGCATCAAGTAGAAACCTAGAAGAGGCCCAGCTTAAAGTCTTCAAGCAATTCATCAAATCACTGTAAACCTCAATTATATAAATAATAAAGATACTTTAAGGAGTAAACAAATGGCAACAAAACAACAACTAGATGAATTACAAGTGGGCGGTGGTGCTACTGGTGTCTCTATGGTTCCAGATGCTGGCACAAAGAAAACTACTCTACCTAATTCAAAAAGTCAGGGTGATATGAGCCCACCAAGAATCAATGCTGATCAAAACGGTCAGGAAGAAACTGATTCTCAAAACAACACAAGACCAACAGGTGATATGTCTGCTCAAAATGCAGCCAGTATCGCAACTAAACCCAGCGCAGCAGGTACAAGCATGAAAGAACACATCGACGCAATGTTCAATGGCGAAGATCTATCAGAAGACTTCAGAGAAAAAGCTACTACCATTTTTGAAGCAGCTGTTCAAGCTCGTGTTGCAGATGAGTTGGTTTCTATTGAAGAAGCCTACGAGCAGAGATTGGAAGAAGCAGTTACAGAAATTGCTTCGGAGTTGACTGCAAAGCTAGATGACTATCTAGACTACTGTGTAGAGCAGTGGATGCAAGAGAACGAGGTCGCCATCGAAGCTTCGTTGAGATCAGAGATCACAGAAGAGTTTATGGATGGTCTGAAGAACCTCTTTGCAGAAAACTATATCGAGATTCCAGAAGACAAGCTAGATGTGCTCGAGCAATTGACTGCTAAAGTTGAAGAGCTAGAAAGCAAACTCAACAGCTCCATCTCGGAAAACATCGAACTTGCAAAGACTATTGATGAATTTTCCAAGCAAGAGATCTTTGACAATGTTGCAGAAGGTCTTGCTCTTACCCAAGTAGAAAAGCTACGCCAGCTGGCTGAAGGTATTGATTTTGATGGTATGGAATCATATCAGAAGAAGCTACTGCTTGTCAAGGAAAACTATTTCCCAACACAAGCTCCAGGCACTACTGCTTTGAGAGAAGAAGATGAAGCGATTGGTAACAACGATTTGTCCGAGGAAACTACAATTAGTTTCCAAGATCCTTCGGTCAAGCGTTACTTTTCTGCAATCTCACGCACAACAAAAGTATAAATAAAAAGAATTATTATCAACCCCGTAAGGAGAAGTAAAAATGATGTTAGCTGAAGAACTACAATCGAAATGGGATCCAATTTTATCCCATCCAGATTTGGCTCCTATCAAGGATGCTCATCGTCGTGGTGTTACCGCTGTTGTTCTAGAGAACACAGAAAAAGCACTACGTGAAGCCAATCAGTATGTGCCACAAACACTTACTGAAGCCCCTGCAAACGTAACCGGTGCAGACATTGACACATTCGACCCAGTCTTAATCAGCTTGGTTCGTCGTGCAATGCCTAACCTAATTGCATATGATATCTGCGGTGTCCAGCCAATGACTGGTCCTACAGGTCTTATTTTTGCAATGCGCTCCAAGTACAGCAATGCTACCAACAGCGCAACCGAGACATTCTACAATGAAGTCAATACTTCGTTCTCGTCGCAAGTCTCCAATGCCAACACACTAGGCCAGAAGCATGTCGGTGGATACCCAGGTAACACAACTACTGGTACCGCTAACCTTGCTGAAACTGGTATCTACAACTTTGGTTCTGGTATGGCTACTGCAAATGCTGAAAGCAACAATGCTTTTGCAGAAATGGCTTTCTCGATCGAGAAAGTTACTGTCACAGCTAAGTCGCGTGCTCTAAAAGCTGAGTACTCGATGGAACTTGCTCAAGACTTGAAAGCAATTCATGGTCTTGACGCTGAGACAGAATTGTCGAACATTCTTTCGGCTGAGATCCTTGCTGAAATCAACCGTGAAGTCGTTCGTACAATCAATGTAACAGCTACCAAAGGTGCTACAGAGAACACAACTACTGCTGGACGTTTTGACCTTGATACCGACTCGAACGGTCGTTGGAGCGTTGAAAAGTTCAAGGGCCTAATGTTCCAAGTTGAGCGTGAAGCCAACCAAATTGCCAAAGCTACTCGTAGAGGCAAAGGTAACATGATCATCTGCTCGTCTGATGTTGCTTCTGCACTACAGATGGCTGGTGTTCTTGATTACGCTCCTGCTCTAAACAGCAACAATCTAAACGTCGATGACACAGGCAATACATTTGCTGGTGTTCTTAATGGACGTATCCGTGTCTACATCGATCCATATGCAACTGGTAACTACATGGTTGTTGGTTACAAAGGTGCTTCTGCATTCGATGCTGGTCTCTTCTATTGCCCATATGTTCCACTACAAATGGTCCGTGCTGTTGACCCAGACACATTCCAGCCTAAGATTGGTTTCAAGACACGTTATGGAATGGTTGCTAACCCATTTGCAGAGGGTGCAACAGTTGGACTTGGTGCACTGACCAAGGACAGCAACGTCTACTATCGTCGTGTTCTAGTTGACAATCTAATGTAATACTGATTAGAATAATAATTATATAATCATCCTTCAAAGGGGGCTTACAAGGCCCCCTTTTTTTATTTGGATAAATAGAAAGAAAAAGGATCAAAATGAGTGCTGTAGACAATACACCAACAAACAGAAACTTTCTTTCTCCGTTAAATTTCAAGAGGGTGCTACAGAGAGCACCACTGGTATCCTTTTTCCTTCAAGCATTCTCCTTGCCTGGATTGACGTTTGAAGGGGCAACAATGTACATGCCTACTCCTTTTGTCAAGGTTCCACTACCAGGTGATCATCTCAACTACGCTCCTCTTACCGTATCTTTTGCAGTTGATGAGGATATGAAAAACTATCTCCAGATATTTGATTGGATCACTGCTATTTCTGGTCCGACTACTATTACTCCAGGAGAACCAAATCTCTCATACGGTATCGACAACTCTATTTCGACAGATCCATTGTCTACAATAAGATCAGACGTTAAAATTCTTGTGATGTCTAGCTCGAAGAATCCTAACATGGAAATAACATTTAGAGATGCATTCCCATCTGCTCTTGGCGAACTAGCTTTCAGTACAACTGC